TATTAAAGAGGCCGCTAGGCTCTTGGGTCAGATCGGTGGCCAGGCAGGAACAGGTAAGAAAAAAGTCAGGGGCGATTCAAATTATTATCGAGTTTTACGGATGAAAGGCGTTGAGAAAGCTAAAAAAACAGATGTTCAGCAATAGCAAATATGAATAACTTTCATGTACTATTTTGGATTAAAGTTCACTTTTTATTGACAAATAATTTCAAAAGTTTTTTAAAGTGGAATAGTTCAGCAAGTGATGGGCTGAATAAGTTCTTTCAAATTACATTTCATAACAACAACTGGCGGGAGTTGTGCAGATTTGTTTCGCACAATATACATTACCCTCAAAATTCCACATTTCTGCACAATAAGTAGTAATTAGATTTTTCCTGTCGGTTGTTATTAACACTAACCCGACAATGGAAAATAACCCACTAAACAACTACCACCCAATACTACTATCAAAGGAAGATGTCAAAGCGATCTTCCGATTAGGCTCTGATCGTTCTCTCAGAGACCTGAAAAAAGAATACGGCCTCCGCAAGAGGGGCAGGCATTACCTCACAGTAGATGTCAGACGAGCCATTGAGGAAATGCAATCCGAGGCTCAAGCGGCATGAAGATCACGATTGCCATAGATCCAGGCAAGCAGGGTGGCTACGCAATCGCTTGGGGCGGGATGCACAGTATTAATCTGCATAAGCTCGAGGAGGACTTCGAATTTGTCGAACATTTGCAGGACTTAAAAGATCATCCTGATGTCACATCAATTGAGGCAGTAGTTGAATTGGTCCCGCCGTTTGCCGGCAAGATGATCCCAAGTTCAGCAAGCTTCAAGCTAGGATTTTCATGCGGATTCTTACATGGCTGTCTCCGCATGGCCGAGATTCCATTTACCCTTGTCCGACCACAGGAGTGGCAGAAGGGGCTGAGTGGGCTGAGTGGTCTGACATCGCACAAGCGAAAAAGGGTTCTAATGAACCATGCAAAACAATTTTTCCCTACTACCAAGGGACTCACTCTTCAAACCGCCGATGCAATTCTAATTCTGAGGCATTTTTTACTAAACACCTAATGGGCCTCCACCCGTAAAAATGGAGATAGAAAAATAACAACATGGCAATACTACAACAATCATCTAACGGAGAAGGACCGATCACAGGTTGGTCGCTTGAAACATGCAGACCTGGACAATATCTAGCGATCTGCTTGGAGGTCAAAGATAGCTTCGGCATTCAGCGTCCGAAGTACGAAGATCCTTCTCAGATCGAAACTCTTGATGTCTGTCGGTTCCTTTTTGGAACTCAGGACGGGCAAATGGTACAGACAGGGGAGATGAAAATCTCAGCACATGAGAAGAGCAAACTGACAGGCGTTCTGACTAGCTGGTTAGGTTCAGCACCTGGTGCAGGATTTGACACTGAATCTTTAAGAGGTAAAGGGGCAATGATTAACATCGTGGAAAAGACTTCACAGAAAGGTCGAACCTACTCCGATATCACTTCGGTAACTCCAGTAATGGCAGGAATGGAAGCACAGGTTCCACAGGCATCGAACTTTACGATACCAGGCGGATCTCCTGCACCCGTTCAACCGGCTCCCGCTGTTGTACAGCAACCCGTACAACCTGTTCAGCCTGTTCAGCCTGCCCCACAAGCGACTACCACTGTAACAGTCGAGCAACCGCAGACAGTTCAGCCGACACAAGGCCAAATGTTTTCACAACCTTCTCAGAGCGTTCCGTTCTGATCGTTCCATAAACACACACATGGGGGGTGATCGGTTTTTTGTATTTTCTCCCGATCACTCCCCACTAACCCCAAGACAACATGAACCCAATAATTTTATTAGCAGTAGGATGGCTCGCCGTAGTCATCGATATGATCACATGAAAGATTTAGACGAAATCTTTGAAGCAGTCGAAAAGGTTGGCTTTACCAAGGATGATATTCTTGGTCGAGATCGTAAACAACCACTGGCAACAGTCAGACAGATCGCGGTTTATTTAGCCCGACCTGGACGAACATATGTCGAGCTAGGAAAGATATTCGACCGGCATCATGCCTGTATGGTTTTTTCCTTCTGTTCGATCAGGGATCGTCTCGGCTATGGCGACTACCATGTAACTGATTATATGAAAAAAATGGAGCAAGCATTATGATCTACATTAAGCGAACAATCCACCTGATTTACTTTTTATACCGATGCGGGAAGGAGGTAATCCGTGGCTATTTTAACACAAAAGCCTAAGAGGGGAAGCGGTGGCCATTGGTACACCCGAGAGGGGAAAGCCATGCATACAGTGCCCTTGCCAAAGGGTGACGGCGAACGAAATACCACTCTGCGAGATGCCAGGAAACATGGGCTATTTCCATCGGTTACAACCCTGCTAGGACTGTTTGCCAAGCCTGGATTAGAGCGATGGAAACAGGATCAGCTTTTGCGGATAGCATATGATAATCCCGTACAAGACGGGGAAAGTTACGAACGATATGCAGACCGATGCTTAGTTGAGCATGAAAAGCCTGTGGAAGAGGCGGCAGACTTTGGGACGAAAGTCCATGATGCGATTGAGGCTTATTTTACAGGTCAGCACATACCTGACGAACTCTTAGAGTATATACAACCTGCCTTGGATTGGAAACAGGAACATAGCTTGAATTTCATCGAATTTGAGAAGATGCTGGTAAACACAAACCACGGATTTGCCGGCACAGTCGATATAGTCGGGCAAGGGGTTGAGGGTTCCAAATTCATATTGGATTGGAAGACTCGCAAAACAAAGCCAAAGGTCAAGGTAACCAGCTACGATTTTCAGATTCATCAGATAGCGGCCTATGCCGCAACCTATTGGGGCGAGGAAGCGGTGTTGGGGCATAGCGTTCATGGAGCCAACTGCTACATCAGTTCGACTGAACCTGGTCGCTTTGAGGTGATTAAATATTCTCCCGAAGACTTAGCCAAGGCATGGGTCGATTTCACCGCACTCTGTCAGTTATGGAGATCTCTCAAGAACTACGATCCAAGGACTCATGGGGCCTGACAATTGGGGTGAAGCACCGAAGAGGAGAAGCATCTACGATGGTATGTTTCCTTCGACTGAGGAGATGCAAAGGGCATGGGCTTACTTTTGGTCGCAGAACCGGCTCAGTATCGATGAGCACGGGCGGAAGTATCGGACGAATGATCCGAGGGTGATGCCCCTGCCTCGAGAGTTTGAATTTAAGAGGAAGGATAAAAAATATGGGGAAGATTACTATCAAGCAGGTCGATGATGCTATGGAGCGAGTCAGTATTTTAGCCGCCCAAATAGGATGTGCAAGAATACGAGACTTACACAAAAAGCCTCTTATCAAATTCCTGAAATTAGTGGAACAGGAAATCAAAAACAAATCGCAATGACTTTTAGAGCAACCCTAGTTTTTGGCCGCAAGGCGGCGATAGGAAAACGAGGGATACCTCCACGACACTCGGTGGGCTAGGGTTGCTCTTTTTACACTTATGAAAGCAATAATAATAATAGCACTAATCACACTGGTTGGATGTGCGAGGAACCAACAGAATATCCGTTGCATTAATGCTCCTGAACCTGGGCATGGCCCGTGTCCATTCTGTACGCAATGAATATCGAATATAAAATGGGTATAGGTCTACCCCGAGGAGAGAAGATAATCGTCAAAGTGGGAGCGAGGCAGGCGGACATTTGGCTCGACCATGAGGAGTATGCCTGGCGGGTAAAGATCGACAGGGATCTCCCTGAGACAACTTACCCTCACCTCGAGAATGCGATCCTGTCTGCACAGACACTTCTAAGGGAGGTTACATGATTGTCGCTTTCGATCTAGAAACCTATTGGACTAAGCGATACTCAGTCGCTAAGATCGGACTCGACCGATATGTTAAGCATCCTGACTTCCGAGTCACCCTGGTATCCATTGTAGCGGAGGATGGATTTGAATGGGTAGGGGAACCACAGAAGTTGCCGGTCGAGCGATTGAATGGCCATACCCTTATCTCCCACAATGCCGAGTTTGATTCGGTCTGTGCTCGAGCCGCCATCTACAAAGGGCAGATGCCCGAGTTTATGCCTGCCGATTGGATATGTACAGCAGACATGGCATCGTATCACCAGCTACCCCGATCCCTTGCCGGTGCAGTCAAGGAACTCTTCAACGAGGAACTTTCCAAGGATGCCCGTGAAGAGATGGCAGGGTTATCGGTTGAAGAAATTCAATCCAATTCTAGTTTTGTAAACTATGCCTTGGAGGACAGCCGAGCCTGTTTGCGGGTATATCAGGAACTGGATGTCGGATTTCCCGAAAAGGAGAGATTACTGTCATCCCTGACCCGAAGGATCGCATCCCGTGGATTGGCGATTGATGGTCCGCTTTGTCAGCAGTTCATCGATAAGACAGATAAAATTTTAGAGGAAACTCCGAAACAAACAACCGAATGGAGGCAGGCCAACCTCGCCAATCAAACATTCGAGAAACTACTGATGGGTCAACGATCCGACCGGCGGGTTCCTACCCGTTTGAAATACTGCGGTGCTCCACATACGAAACGATGGAGTGGTGGAGGTGTCATTAACTTCCAGGCGATCCCTAACGATGGAATCGGTGACATCTCGGCAAGACAATGCCTCAAGGCTCCCGCCGGTCGGGTCTTAGTATCAGCCGACTTATCGCAGATCGAACCGCGCGTGATTGCGTACCTGGTAGGCGATTTAGATTTCCTCGGCCTAGTCCGTGGTGGAATCGATATCTACGAGGCACATGGCCGAGCATCCAAACTATATAAGGAGGATGAACCTATGGCCGAGCTTGCCCCTGAAATGAGAAAGCTATGCAAGGCGAGACTGCTGGGATTGGGCTATGGATGCGGACCGGCAAAGTTTGTCGAGGTAGCAAAAAGCTACGGGGTGAATATGACCGAGTCACAGGCGAAAGAACAGGTGCTTCTCTACCGAGCACAGAATCCTGATGTCATGCTCGCTTGGTCCAAAATGGAGGACCAATTCCGAGAATGGATGAAGGAGACTCCCGAGTGTATCACATTTGAAACACGATGCGGTGTACCCGTCCGCTATTTTAATGCCCATGAAAAGGACGGGGATCTCTATGCCTCGACTACCCGTGGATATGAGCCGGTCAAAATCTACGGGGCTAGACTCTTTCAGAACCTTGTTCAGGCAACCGCACGATCCATATTCGCCGATGCCCTTATCCGAATAGAGGCCGCCGGCTTGCCCGTCTGTCTCCATGTCCACGACAGTATCTGCCTCGAGGTAGGCGTGGACGAGGGACAGGCGGCACTGGACTTACTTTTACAACTACTAACCCAAGAATCTCCGAACTACCAGGGACTCCCCCTGGCGGCAGAAGGAGAGATCAAAACCCACTACTAACAACATGGACACAACATATAAAATCAAAACGGAAAAACGAAATGGTAACAACATAGCTATAATACCACCGAGTACTGCTGAGAAAATATTGAAAGATAGAGTCGCGAATCGACCAATAGAACCAGGCAGAGTGAAATTGTATGCAAAGGCAATGGAGAATGGAAGATGGAAACCTTCATCTCAAATTTCTTTCTGCAATGGCAAACTTGATGATGGGCAACATCGCATGATGGCAAGCATTGAATCAGGATGTACATTTGAGGGTACAGTATATTATCACGATGACCCTGAAACCTTTGCAGTTCATGACATCGGTAAAAAAAGAACTAATGGCGACATATTAAGCAAACATGGAAAGAAGTATGCCAACTCGCTTAGTGCCTGTTTGCAACTGATGGAGAAGATAAATTCAAGCACTGGTCTTCCCAAAGGTATTGGCGGAAATACCCGTATCATTATTCCTACTTACGAAATTATAGATGTCCTAGCGAAATATCCCGACATCGAATACTCAGTATCGCAGGTTCACAATAACCAGAAACACTTTAAGATACCTCCCGCTAGCACTGCGGCTCTTCACTATGTAATCAGAAACAAGCTCAAGAAAGCCGACCATGCAAAGGTTGATACTTTTATAGTAGAGCGATTATTTAAAGGTTTAGAATTAAAAGAGGACGATCCTGTATTTACTTTCCGTAAACATCTTTTGAATTTGAAAAGGCTTTGCAGTCCAGGAGCACAAGCAATTACCCATCACACAATGTTCTTTGGCGGTATCGCTACATGGAATAAGTGGATCAAGAATGAAAAGTCTAAACTTTTCCGTATGCCCGGAACAGTCAAGGTTCTAGTCCCATGAAACTCCACCCACTCCATTACATCCTATTCGGGATGGCGATACTCGCCTTCGCATGGACGATTATATCCTTCTTTATAGCGATCCTATGACCTACCCAGCACCTAAAATAATCGGCCTATGCGGTCCCAAGGGAGTGGGTAAAAGCACCTACGCCAAATCATTCGATGGAGCCGCCATCCTGTCATTCGCCACCCCGATCAAGGAGATGCTCAAGGTAATCCTACCGCATCCCGCTTGGCTGGAGAAAAAGGAGGAACCCATTCCAGGCTTTCCCGATGGAATAACTGTCAGGCGGATGCTCCAGTCACTCGGAACCGAATGGGGTAGGGAGTCGATCTATCCGAATATATGGGTGGATGCAGCCATGCGACAGGCAGAGGATCACCTGGGTAGGCGGTTAATCATATTCGATGACATTCGTTTTGCCAATGAGGCTTGGGCGATCAGGCGATTAGGTAACAGGCATGAAATCCTGACACAGATCGTTCATATTTCAAGGAAGGGACATGAGCCGGACGAGAATGATCTCCATGTGTCCGAGGCGGGACTGCCAAAGTATTTCATCGATAAATGGGTGACTGTGGATGATGAAGGAGAGGCGACAGAATAACTCCGTTCGAAAGATGGCGACCGATGCGAGGCTCAAACAAATGCTTCGCTCGGTTCCATCCGATCATGCCGGATTTACTCAGGATGAAATCGCACGAAAAGCAGGCGTTGCCCGTGAAACCATCTCCAAGATTGAAAGAGGGGCGATGCTAAAAATCACCGAGCAGATCGCCCGAATACTCGCAGAAGAATAATGGCCACCCTCAAAGGAGATCTTCGCAGATGCCTCGAGAATCTGCCAGCAGGTACACTGTCTCACCATGATATCATCCTGCGACTCGCCCTCGTAGTCACCAGGCATATCGATGATGCGAGTGAGGCGGAAAGAGCAGTCGAGCATATCCTCCGAAATGTATCCCATCGACCCAACCAACCTTCCGAGGTCAGGAACGCTGTCAAGGGAGCCTACGACCGCCATAATAGCCCTCACATACCCTCCAACCCGATCAAGGTCACTCAGCCCGATCCATCCCTGAAGGAACAGAATCTAGGCGAAGCAGGGCTATTCGAAAAATACACAATAAAATCAGACCCCATTCCAATGAATGCCGGTGAGGCGGTCAGCAAACTATTCGATCCATCCGAGTATATATTTATACAGAGACAGGTGGCTGAGAAGGGCAGGCTCTTACCCGCATCCGATTGGATCGCTCAACCCGATCTTTCCCAATACCAGTTCATCACCTATAACACTTTCCCCTCCCAAGCGACCAACCGATCAGAATCCCAGGTGCTCGGACGGAAATATCTGCTCCACGAAACAGATGATCCGTCCCTGACCTTCGAGCAACAGCTTGGACTGATTAAGCGACTCGAGAATGAGGCCGAACTCAAGATGATCGTAAACTCAGGAGGCAAGTCCCTCCATGCCTGGTTCAAATGGACTCCCGGCAATAAGAAGGCATTCCTCGAGCTATCCCAAAAACTCGGTGGAGATCCACGATTTAAACTAATGAACCAACTTTGCCGGCTACCCTGGGGCACCCGTCGCAAAGAGGCCAGCCTGCCAGCCGCCCAGCCGATCATCTTTTGGAAGGATTGAATGATCCACAAGTTCTTCCTCAAAAAAATGATCGCACGACGGTTTATTAATCTAGGCGTTCCCGTAAAGGAAGCCTGCCATTTTGCCGATCAGATGGATGAGGAGAAGTCCGTTCTGATCGTCCGCGATCCCGATACCTTTAAACCCGATATTATCATATTAATTAAAACAAAACATAAATAACAACATAACATGGCCAGAAGAGAAGACTACCTAACACCCGAAGTGCTCGCCGATGTGGATGAGGTGGACCGATACCTCGCCTCCAAGGGCAAGATCGATTACCCAACCCATACCGAACAGGATTCACCGCCCACTGCTTACTCCATAGCAATCGATGATCCGCTCCCTCCACCCAAGTTCCTATCCCTCGAGCAGATGATGACCCATAACACCGATCCCATGCCCAAGCAGGTGATCGAGGGTGTCCTCCATAAAGGCTCCAAGATGATCATCTCAGGCTCATCCAAAGCAGGTAAAACCCTCTCCCTCCTACACCTCGGCCTAGCCGCCGCCAACGGGTCCACTTGGTTAGGCCAT